CCGCGGCGGCCGACGCCGGGATGTCCAGCAGCGTCACCGGACCCAGACCCTGCACATCAGCATCATCGAAATGCGTCTCGGTGCCAGCGCCGTCATACACCCGCATCGGCTTGCCAGACTTCTTGCCGGCCAGGACGCCCTTCAAAGCGTCGGTCGCGTGCCCCAGGTCGTCAAACCGGAAGTCGAGGTAGCCGCCTATCTTCAGGTGCAGCCGGACGACGTAGAAGGATAGGAACGTGTCGCTCATCTGGGCCTCTCAGGTCCGAACAGATCATGCTGGTCCATCGCCAGAGCCTTGACGAGCCGGCGGACCATTTGCCGCGCCATGCCGGCCGGCATGGCCAGCGCCTGCGTGAAGGTCGCGTACCCCTTCGGATCGCCGTGCCCGAAGGTCAGCCGCAGAATGGATCCCTCATTCAGCAGACCGCCCTGCCAGCAATCGACGTACGTCGCCGGCAGGTCGAGCCATTGCTCATCCATGCATTCCTGCGGCGTGCCGTACTCGGCATCTGGCTCAGCGCTCATCGCATGGCCTTCGCTGGGAAGGGCTTGGCGTGGGTCGCCGCCTCGGGCATATCCCGGACGTCGGTGATCTGGCCGTCCCGAATAGTGGTGACCACCATCGCCGGCTTGGTCCCGAAGTCCATGCCGATCACGGTGCGCACGGCGCCATCCTCGATCGGCGGATACACGCCTCGGACGTGCAGCTTGTTGCCGTCCGACCACATGGCAGGTTCACCGGTGGCGAGCTTTCGGATCGTCTCGGCGGCCGACACCAGGCGGCTTCGCGCCTCGTCCCGCTCGACCCGGAGCGCCTCGACCTCGGTTTCAAGCTGGGCGATGCGGGCCTTGGCTTCCCATTTGTCGGTCACCTCGTCGTGATTGGCCTTCTCGGCGGCGAGTTCGGCTTCGAGCGCGCGGATGCGACCCATCAGCGCGTGCTCGCGGCGCGTGGTCGGCCACTGCGGGTTTTCAGGCTTGCCGCCGTCTATGGCCAGCGAGCCGGGGATGACGGCTTGGTGGGTCACCTGGCACATGCCGCGGCCGAACAGCGCAGCACCATAGAAGGCGTCAACCATCGCCTTCAGCGCTGGATCGGGCGGCTTGAGCGGGATCAGCGCCATGCCAGGCGTCGGCACGATGCCGCCAATCTGCCGCCAGGATTTTTCGGGAACATCCGCCGCTTCATCGACCCAGGTCTGGGTAATCTCAGCGCCACCGAGATAGGATAGCGCGTCGCGGCGATGCTGAGCGCCGTCGCCCCGAGCGGTAGTGCCGAAGCCCTCGTCGTCTCGGTTGTCAGCCATGTCATCCTCCTCTGCTGGGGAAGGTCAGCGGGGCACCTTACAGCACCCCGCCGCAGAAATCAGCGCCGCTTGTGCTCCTCTTTCTTCTCGTCCTTCTTCTTCATCCGGCGTTTGGCCGCCTTCTTGCGGTCTTCCTTCTTGTCTTCCTTGCGCTCTTTCGCCTTCGATCGCTCGGCCATCAGCCGGTCTCCCAAACCTGGGGTTGCCCCAACACCAACGCGCAGGGCCTCACACGCGGCGCGTGCGGTGGCGGATTATCTTGGCGGATCAGTGGGATTGCAACCCTTGGGTGCCGGCAGCGCGCGCCAGCCGAGCGGATACAGCCCAGGCCAACCGTCCTTGCCACACCGCGGGCAGCAATCCGTCGATCCCGGAAAATCCGGGCGGTTGTTCTTGAGCCAGGACGCGCCGCACGCCGGGCACTGGCCGCAGACCATCATGCCGCCTCTCCATCGCAGACGAGCCGGGGCTTGGCGTGGATGATCGTCGGCCGCGCCCACCGACGCTGAAACGGCTTCCACTCAGGACCGGGCGCGTACTTCATCTCGGCCGGACGCTCAGGCCGCCAGAGCATCGCCATGGGCGTGAAGCCAATCGAGACCATCTGCTGGAGCCGGATCTCAGCCGCGTCGAAGGTATCCTTCGGCATCCCGACCAGCACATAGACGCGCAGCCGGTGCGATTCGCGCGTGAAACCGGCCTCCAACATCCGACTGGCCGCGCTACGAAGCGTCTCGAACTCGTCGCCAGGGTCGTAGGCCCAAAACATATTCGGGCGCGGCGTCAGGCTTGCCAGCAGATCGACCTGATAGTCCTGGAGCGAAAGCGCCTCCAAACCGCCGGTGAACTCGATCCGACGCTCCTGCTGCCGCAGCATGGCAAAAACGGCCTCAACATGGTCACGCGGCGCGGCCAGCAGGTTGTCGTCGAGCACGTTGTACCCAGGATGGATCGGCAGCACATTGACCGTCGGCCACTTACGCCAGACGCCGCAGAACCAGCACCGACGCGGGCAACCGCGCGACGTCACCGTGTAGCCCGGCTTCACGTAGCGACCAGGGATGAACTCAAGGCTTGTGTCGCCATAGGCCACGCCGCCGACCTTGACTGGCGCCACGTATTTCCACTGCTCGGCCAGTCGCTCGGCCGCGGGGATGTCCCAGGTGAAGCTGACCGAGACGTGGACTTCATCGGCCTCGGCGAACAGATCAGGTGGTCCGGTGTACGCGAGCCGGTCGGTCGGCGTCGCGTGGGTGCGCCGGGGGAAAACCCGGATCAGCCGGGTCACGATCCATCCCCGCCGCTCACGAGACGAAGCTTCGGCCGACGTGCTTCGATGTAGGCCGCCGCCGCGCGCATCAGCACTGGATCGTCCTGGAAGCGGCCGATCGCCTGATTGCAGTTGAAACAGAGCAGCCCACGGATTTCGTTGGTTTCGTGGTCGTGGTCAACCGCAAGGTCCTTCAGTTTCCCGTTCTTCGAGCGGTGGGTTTCCACCCCTCCGCACGAAGCGCAGACGCCGCCTTGAGCCTTGAGAAGGGCCGCATACTGCTCGCCGGTGATTTTGAACTTCCGCTGAAGATGCCATTCACGCTGGTAGACCGAGCGTTGTTCAGGCGACATGTGATCCTGGCCCGGACGGACTGGTTCGACCCAGCGCACATTCGATGCCCCATATGGCTGCGTTGCGTTGATGCGCCGAAGCTGATGCGACGGGGACGGTCGTTCGCCCACGTCGGCGAGGAAGGCTTCGAATTTCGCCCAGCTTGGGGGGAACTGGCCCGGGTGCCTGCTGCGGATCAACCGCCAGCTATGGTTCAGAGGATGCTGCGCTTTTTCGTAATGATGAGGGCAAAGGTTCTTGGCAAAGGAGGGCTTATCGCATCCCTCGACCGAGCATGTGCCGCTGTTGTGGACGTTGCGCCGCTCTAGCGAACCATCCAGGCGCCCGCGTTGGTAGCAGCGCCGGCACAGTCCCCGCGCCAGCACCTTCGCTCTACCGCAATTCGAACAAGGCATCCTCTGTCTCCCCGATCTGATGGTGGGGGGATACGAGGATTTTTCCTATCAGTCAAGAGACAAACTGATCTGGCCAGAGACCGACGCCGCAGTGGCGCCGGCTCGGAAACATGCAGTCGTGATCTACGTCACACGCCCGGGGTTGCGAACGCACCACGCCAATCCGCCCAGAACGCAGAGTATCTTTCGTAGCAGGCAGCTTTGGCGTTCTTGGTATCAAAGTCGTTGTCCTGATCGAAGGAAAGTTTGTCTCTCTCAAAATACTGTATCGCCCTCGGGATGTTCGTGCGGATGAACCACGCCGTCGCGCTCGTGAAGTAGTGGTTCACCTTGATGCCCTTGGGGAAGGCCCCGGTGGCCCGCAGGACGTTGATGTTGTTGTTGGCGGTGTCGGACTGGAGGATTGAGTGCAGGATGCGGTTTGCCTCGAACCAGAGCTGGGTCGGGACGTGGAGGGACTGCGGCAGGGCGGAGATTTTCAGGCCGCGGTTGTTGGTGGTCTGCATGATCTGGATGCAGAGGTCTTCGACCGAGGCTTCGGAGAGGTCGGCTGCGGTGGTCAGCAGGTTCGACTGGTTGCCCGAGAGGGTGGGGTGGGCGGTCGAGAACAGGCTGACGCCGTCGGCGCCGGTGTATGAGCCGGAGAAGCCGTTGTTGTAGGTCGAGGCGAGGATGTTCTCCTTGGTCTGGCGCATGCTGAACGCGAGCTGCTGCGCGCGGCGCTTGGAGACGACTTCGTACAGATCGTCGCGAAGTTCCTCGAAGGTGACGATGTAGCCGAGGGCGTAGGCGACGTGGGTGAAGCGACTGACCGGCCCCTGGACCTCGATGTCATAGAAGATCTGGGCGCCCTGCGGCTTGACCGGCGCCAGGCCGAAGCCGGTGATCTCGACTTCCTCCTCGTACGCCTTGTCCGAGGTGTCCATCTCGAACAGGTCGGGATACTCGGGCATGTGCTCGTCGTAGCTGCGCCCAAACCACGCTTTGATCCCCGGCCAGAGTGCCTTTGGATGCGTGCCGGTAGTGATGACGGCCATAGCTTGATCTCCTTCGCGATAGCCGGATCAGATGCCGGTGGTCTGGGTCCACGGGTGGTTGTTGATGAAGCCGAGCCAGCGCGCATTCGTGCCCTGTGCGTTGTCGCTCTCCTGGAGCAGCTGGATCAGCCGGAACTGGAGGGCAGTCGTGTTCAACGAGCTCGACTGCAGCTGCCAGCCGGACTGACTGGTGACGGTCGAACCGGCGCCGGCGACGAGCGAGACGTTGCGGCCGGCGGCCCCGGAGGCGAGCGCGCCGCCGACTGAGTCCTCCTGGCCGATGTAGAGCAGGGTCGGATCGTCCGCGACGTAGATGTACGCCGCGGTGCTGGCCGGCAGGTATGGCGCGGCGCTCTGCAGCAGCGGGATCGTGGTCGTCCCGGCGTTGTTCGAGATGCCCTGGAAACTGCCGAGGATGGCGTACGTCAGGGAGGTGCCCGAGGTGCTGCCGGCCGTGGCGATCTCCACGGTCTGGACGCCGTTGCCGTCACCGCTGTTGGTGATGAGGACAACCGGGTCACCGAAATAGAGGGCGGTGGCGTTGCCGGCGGGGACGTAATAGGTGCGGGCCGCGCCGTTGTAGGGGGCTCCGCTGCGGTACGCGTACGGGCGGATCCCGAACGGTGCATTCGTGTTGGCCATCGCGGCGCACCCCCAGCATGTGGGTCACAGAAGCCGGCCCGGATGGGCTCGGCAGTTCAGGCTGTGATTTGGTCTGCTGGACCTCGCCGGCGCTGGCGTGCTGGGGCGCCCGGCGGTGTGGGAAGCGCGGCGCTATGCTGAGCGGCCGGTCCCGAACTTGATGCTGATGCCCCCCTTGGAGCTTCCAGCATAGCGGTGGTCGTCTGCCCCGGGGCCATACTGACCAGATTTGATCTGGTTCAGATCGTGGTCCCGCTGGTCCTGAGCGACCTGCATATCCTGCCAATACCACTCGATGGGGATTTCCATCAAGTAGCCCTTCATGTCGCGGCCGCCACGGTCGGTTCCGACGACGCGGCAGGCAGGGGCTTGGGTATCGGGGTCGATGACGTGCTCGTAGCCGGCGCGCTTGGCCAGGCCAATTCGTCCGGCCGTGTCGTTGAACCAGTACCGCCGGAAGCCAGGGCGCGGCGCCCAGTAGAGCCGCTGGTGCGCGTTGCCGAACGGGACGCGCTCGCGGGCCGCCATCGCCTGGCGAAGCTGCGGCTTGGCGAGACCGGGTGGCACGTCGGTGCCGGGTTCCATGCCGCGGAGCGCCGCGGGATCGACCCGCTCGCCGAAGATCGGTTCGTCGGCGGTCCGCTCGCGGTGCTTGTTGCTGAGACCGGTCAGCGAGATGCCGGCGGCCGCGGCCTGCGCGGCGCGCTGCTGGTCGGCGCCTTCCTGGCTCAGTGCGTCACGGATGGACAAGGCGTTGCTCCTTCAGCTCGGCAGCATGACGTTTCGGCAGCATCGCCCATACTCGAGACGGACCGATGCGAAGAAGCTGGCCATCCAGGCGTCGCGCGGTTTCGCGGCGGCGCAGATGACCAGGTGCGTCAACGCTTCGCCCAAATTCGCCGGCCCGGTGTAGCGGACGTCAAGCGCGGACAGCCGGAGGCGCTCGCCAGAGGCGCGGACCGCTCTATCAAGGCATCGCCGGTGGACCATCATGCGTCCTCGAACTGTGCCCAATAGTTGGCCGCCCATTCGGCCTCGGTCAATGGCTTGACGCGGCCGCCTTCCTCGACCTTGCGGCCGATCATCTCCTTGTACCGGGCGAACTGCTGCTTCGACTCGCGCGGCATGCTGGCGAAGTCGCGCCGGTTGCGCTGACCTTGCGGCCGGCCGGCGCCCCCGCTCTGCGGCGTCTCGACTGCCGGCGGTGTCGCGTCGTCATCGTCTTCCTCGGCCGCCGCGCGCGCCGCCGGCTTCGGCGTGCCGAACTTGTCCGGGAAGGTCCGCTTGATCGTGTTCTCGACCTGCACGAGATGCTCGGTGACCGAGAGATTGGCGGTGGCCGGGTTCGCCCGGAGCGCCGAGCTGACACCGTTGGCCGCAGCCGCAAGGTCGGCATCGCTGAAGAACCACGGGTTCCGGCTCGACCAGGCGGCGATCTCGGGGTCGAGTTGCTGCGTGGTGGGCTGCGCGGCGGCCGTCGGCTTCGGCGTCTCGACCTTGGCCGGAGGCTTTCCGGCATCGAGCTCCTGCACCTCGGTGTCGATCTGGCGGACGCGCGCGACGTCGCCTTCAGTGATCGCCTTGTCACGCTCGGCGGTCAACTCGCGGCGCGCGCGGTCATAGGCGCGCTGTTCGACGGTGCGGAACCGCTCGGTGAGCGTGCCGACCATACCGGTCGCCTCGTCGAGCTTCTGCGTGAGCTGCTGCGTCGTGGTCCGGTGCGTGCTTTCCAGAGTCCGGTAACGGTCGCTCAGCACGCGAAAATTGTTGGCCAGGATGGCGGGGTTCGCCGCCGATGCCATGAACTGGTCGGCTGGGCGCCACTTGTCGGGCGGCCCGCGGAACTCGGCCTGGGGCTTCCACCCGAGCGCGCGCGCAGAAGCCTCAACCTCCTCTGCGGTCAGACCTTCGATTGCGGCGTGAGGCGCGGCGCCATTGGCACCGGATTGCTGCGTCTCGGACACTCGTTAAGCCCTCGCCCGTCGCACCACCTGGTCGGCCTCCCCCTCGGCCGCGATGAGTGCCATCGCCTCTTTGTCTTCCATGCCCGCGATCGTACGGTCCTGCATGATCCGGTACAGCTTGCCGTCGAGCCCGGTGTGCTCCTGGCCGGCGTAGCGCTGAAACCAGATGCGGTCGCCCGGCTTGGGGCGCTCGCCTTCCCACTTCACCAGCCGGTCCATATCGTAGGCGAAGGCCTGCGGGCCGACCGCGATGATCACCCCGGTGGTCGAACCAAGGGTGCCGGTCTCCTGCGCCTGCTCTGTCGTATGCAGCCCGCTGGGCAGCACGTCGGCGATCTCGTCCACGCGAACCAGCACGTTGTCACAGAGAGGCTTCAGGCCTGCGCGGTTGACGCCGTCCCACTCCTGCACGCGAAACGTGCCCCGTTTCGTGGACAGGAAGCGCGGTCGCATCGCGTCCTTCGATTCGGTTCCCTTCGGCAGTTTCGGCGCACCGGCGCGGATGCGCTCCTGCGCGTCCCCGATCTCGATCCGCTGAAAGCCGCCCTTCATGTCGGATTCCCAGGGGCGACCCTCGGTATCCACGTAGACTGGATCAGACATCTGCACCCTCAATCACGTCGATCACCTTCCCGTCCGGTCCCTTGGCGGACACCAGCAATCGGCACCAGACGGTGTGAAGCTCCACAGAGAGGCTGTCCCGTAGCCGCTGGTCCTGCATCGCCTCGGCCTGATTCACGGCCATGAAGGTCTGGGTCACCAGTTCCGGCCTCTCGCGCCAGTAGAGCTGCTTGCCAAGCCAGCGCGCGAACAGCGTCACCGTGTCGAGCCAGTACTCGACCGCTTGGTCCTCATGAGCCCACCAGATTTGGACCGGATGGCCCTCGGATTTCGTCCCGGCGCTGGTCAGCGTGACGTATCGCTCGCCCGTCGGCGCCCGGCTCATGTCCTTGGCGCCATGGTCGTTGACCGGATACCCGACCGCGTCATGCACGCTCATCCGCGACTCGAAGGCGGCGACGGCTTCCTCGAGGGTCACTGACGACCCTCCGATAGCGGGCGCGGGCTGGCGTCGTCAGGCCGCCCGGATTCTGGCTCGACCCCGATCCAGTCCAGCACGTCCTGCACTGCGCCCCGAGCAGCGGACGGCGTGCATCCGAACCGATGCTGCACGGCTTCCGCCATCTTGGCGAACGTCTCATCCTCGACCGTGATCGCCATGCCGAGTTGGACGGTGGGGACTTCCGCGAGGGTCATCAGTAGCCGCCCACCGGCGGTCGCGGCCGGTCGTCGTTCCAAGGCCCGGCGTTGATATAGTCGCGCGCTGAGGCCGGCGTCCCGTCACGCGGCACATCCCAGAAGTGCCGCAACGTTTCCAGCGAAATGTCCTCGATCCCCATCGCCATCAGGATTTCGCCGCGCACGCGCTGCTGCGTAGGAACGTCAGCGCTGCCGCCGAGGATGCAATTAAGCAGTTCCTTGCCCCGGGCTGCCCGCCATGCTGGCAGATAGTCCTGCAAGAGCAGCCGGGTTACCGGGTGGTGGCGCCATGCCTGGAATTGCTGGGGGCTGAGCTCCGCCAGGAGCGGGGGAACCGCCCTCTCCGGTGTCACTGCCTGCGCTGCTGGCTGCGGCTGCGTCGTACTCAAGTTTGAGCCTTTCGAGGTGCTGCTCGACCCATCCAAGCTGTGCATCATTGTCCAGCTTTCTCGCTTGCGCAAGGAACAGCTCGGCCTGGGCGATGTCCTTGATCATGGTCACGCTGTCGTGGCGCTTCCGCAGGAATGCCTCGGCGTGCTCGTGCGCTTCGCGGATGTCGAGTTCGCGGCCCTTCAAGGCGACTTTCGGGTCCTGCGGCGGCTGCTGGGCAAGGAAGCCCTCGGCGTCGGGGATCAACGCGGCGTCGAGGATCGCCATCCTGATCTTACGGCCGTCAAACAGCGGGTCGTCCTTGAACTGCATCAGGAACTGCGCCCGGCCGAGGCGCTGCATGTCGGTGACCATCTGCGGGTCGCTGACCGGGGCGACCCCTGCCGATT